TCTAGCTCTCTTATCTTTTCTTTCTTCTATTTCAGTTTCTTTTTGACTTTCTTTATTTACTTTTTGCTGACCAAGTTGCATGTTATAATTAAACTCAAGCTCCATTAATTCTCTTTTTATTTGAGAATCAACTCTCATTCTTTCTATTTCAAAACCTGATTTACCTTTTTCAAACTTAAGTTTAGTATCTAGTATAGCTTGCTGTTTTTGAACTTCAGCAGTTGCAGCTGCATTACTTGCTTCTGCGTTAGCAGCTCCTTGCGCAGCTATATTAGCTTCACTAGCTTTTTGAGCAGCTTCTGCTGCTTTTTTACGCTTTAACTTTATCATTTGATTAGCTAGCTTAAGATTGTTTATTTGCCTAATATCTATAGCATCTTCTAGGTTTATACTACCACTTTGTAAAGCTGCTTGTATATTAGCTTCTAACATTTCTTTTTCTCTTTCGTCAGGAACTAAGTCGAAAAATATACCAAAATCAGCTAGATGAACTAACTTTAAATCTTCTAATTGACCTACATTCCATGTTGATATGCTGTTTTTTAAAGCTTCTTCTGTTAAAGCAAACTCTATGCTATCAGAAGTTCTTAAAACTATGTTTTCACAAGTTTTTATAGTTAAATATAGATAGCTGTTAAGTATATGCTTAGTTGCTGTATTTGAATTTGCAGCAGCTAGTTTTTGTAAACCAACTAATGAGTCTGAGTTAGGAACACTTCCGTCTCTAGCTTCATTAAGTCCAGTAACATCTCTAATCATTTGTAAGTAATATTGGTAAGTAGATATTAAAGATTGTATCTTACTACCACCATCGCTTTTGACTAATTCTTGTATAGGTATTCTACCATTGTTTGGGTCTCCCTCTGTAGTCATAGATCTACCTAGTATACTACCAGTTTGAAAATACATATTTAAAGCTTCTTTAGCATTGTAGTTAGTTCCATTACCTAAATCTACTTCGGCTAAACCATCAACGTCTAAGTAAACACCGTCGGGTATTACTTTAGATATTACTTGTTGAATTTTTAAATGAGTCAATTGAATCATATCTGCAAAACCCATCATTCTACTAACTAAAGATTCTACTCTACCATTATATAATCTAGGTGCACATAAACTATAATTCATGTTTACTTTAACTAAATTAGATTTAGGTCTAGTCATATTTTTTGCCATTTCCCATTTAAGCATCATGTCATATCCTAAAACTTTTGCTCCACTATACAAAACTTCTATTGACCTACTAACTCTATCAAAATTATCATTAGATTCTGGGTTAAAAGTATCTGGCTTTTCTAAGGATTTATCTAAACCAGTAGCTGTTTTTTTAATTTTAAATACTTGTTCGCTGTATGTTTTGTATTCAAAATAAAGTATATATATAGAATTACCATCTCTTCTACCGTTGTAGTTATATAAAAAACTACTATTACCTTGATATTGTTCTAACTTTTCTAACTCTGAATTTGTTAAATTAGGAAACTGCTTTTTGCAATCAGCAAGTGATATTGGTTTAATTTCACCAACATACCATAAATCTTCAAAATTAGGATCTTCGCTATATGAATGAACAACTCTAGTAGGGTCTACATATTCTACTGTAACTCCTTCTGCTTTGTTCCAGTCGGTTTTACAAACTCCTATGCCTAAAACAACTAAATCCTCTATAACTCTTCTTTTTGTTAAATGATATTTATTATAATCTAAAGTATTATTAATAGCTTCTTCACAAGCTATCTCAGAAGCTTGTTTATAACTAAGTTGCATGTGTAAATCTAGTTCTTCCTTGTTTTCTGGAAGTTCTTCTGGATTATCACTATTGTACATGTTTAAATTAAGTGTGCCTTGTATTTCGTTTAAAAAAGACTTAGCTTCCATATCTCTTAATATGTCTTCAGCATATTTAGATCTTTTTTTTCTTGACTCTGGATCTTGCGCATAAGCTTTTATATCATATAGCTTATCATCCATACCATTAACAACTATATCAACAAATTTTGGTATTATAGGTACTGGCTTCCAATCTAAATTCAAATAAGACAAATCGCCATTTATAGCCATTTCATCTTTATATTTTTGTACTGGTTGCTCTGCCCTAGCATATAGTCTACGGTTTCTAAAGTTATTGAAGTTTGTATTAAATCTATTTTCTATTCCTGATCTAGTACCACTAAACCAATCGCCTTCAATAGCTTGACCAACCTGCTTGCCATATTCCATGCTTTGTTTTACTTCATCAGGTACAACCTGATCAGGGAAAGAGCTATAAGTGTTGTTAATCTTCATTTATTTTATTATTTGTGAAATAGATCCTTCGTTGTTATACCTTCGGATTCCTAAATTAATATCTTTTTGTTTCTTAATGGGTGTTGGTCTATATTTATTTTTGTTACAAGCCATAATTGCTAAACCAGAACTAATAGAAGCATCATACTTAGTTCTTGCATTAATATTAAACCTAGACCAGTCTTCTAAAGTTCTTTGAAAGTACATATCTCCGTATCCATTTTGAAGTGCTCCAACATAAGTTTCTATATAATACTCTATAGCAGCTGCGTGAGCTTGTTTAATATCTTCACTAGTGTTAGGTATACCACCTATTTCTTTTTCTGTAGGAGAAAGTTTATTATAAAGCTTGTCAGGTCTATTGATACTAAATCCTCTATAGCCTCTACGTTTGAAATAGTACAATAGTCTTGGTTTATTATTTTCAGCTAGTATTGGCATACTATAAAAAACACACGCCATTAGTATGTCTTCAAAAAAAGTTTCAGCAGTGTCTGGACGAGCTATATATTCTAAAAAAAAATGATTCGGCGGTGCATCTTCCATGGAAAACTTAGTTAATCCATGTAATGCTCCTTTACTACCTTTACCATCCACAGTACCGCTAATGTCGTAACTGTCACAGCCAAAAGCTCCAATATGTTCGTTACCTGGATACTTAACTCCATTTCTTAATATTACTTTGTTTTGTAAACTAACAGGTGGTACCCAAGAAACCTTAAACCTACCTTTGGTGTTTGGATAAAAAATAACTTGAGTATCTTTTATACCGTTAACCCACTGAAAATTACCAGAAGTAACACCAACACTTTGATTTAATTCTTCATTATAATCTATTTGTTGATATATTCTTGTTAAATTAAATAAACTATCTTTTGTTTCATCTCTAAATGCATGTTTTTCAGTTCTTGGAAACTGTCTATAATACTCGTTTAACGCATCTTGGTCATGTTTTAATCCTTCAACTTCGTTGTCCCAGTGTTGGATAACTCCTGTTGTAATTGTAGAACCATCAATTGATTTGATTGGATTTTTCCCTCCAACGAAGATAGGCAGTCCGTGAGTATCCATGAATCCTTCGTAGTTCCACTCCATAGGAATGAAAAAAGAATAGAGTCCAGAAGAAGTTTGTCCGTTTTTATTTCTTTTTTTAACGTCTGAATTGTCGTATAGTTTTTTGAAATTGTC